AATATAAAAATTACTATACTTTGTGGAAATGGCTAGATATTATGAATTTAGCTTTAGATGATTATTACGGAGGTTCATCAAAAGATGATATTATATCAACACATAATGAAGACCAACAAGAGTATCAAACTACATTTAGTGTATGGGGATTAAATGAATACAATAAACCTGTTATTGAATTCAATTATTATAAAGCTTTTATTTCAAAGCTAGGAGGAATTACTTATTCTTATAGAGATGGAGGTATTATAGAAGCTAATGCAGAATTTCATTATAGCCAACTAGCAGTAGAAAGATTGAATTAATTTTTGTTTAAATTTATTTAAGCCAAAATAGATAAATAAATCTATATGGCTAGATCAATTAATATTAATTCTCCCGGCGTAGAAATTGCCGAAAAAGACCTCTCCTTGAGAGTAGAAACAGCAGCCGGAACTCAAATATTTATTCCTGGTTTTGCATCTCAGGGCCCAATTTCTGAACCAATTTTGATTACGTCTGTGAGTGAATTAGAATCAGTTTTTGGAGCTCCAACAACTCCAGCTGAGCGTTATTTTTATTATTCTTGTAGAGAAGTTTTAGCCTCTCCTGGAGTATTAAACGCTATTCGTCTGCCATATGGTCCACAAGCTGGAGAAGGTTATTCTAACGCATATAGCTGCCTTTTATTTCCTGTAGCTTCAGCTTACTCAACTGATCCTAAGTACGACACGCAATTCACAATTGGATCAGCTGTAGCTTATTCTCTTACTCCAAGTATTTATGAAAGTATAAAATCTGGAAATTACAGTTTTGGTACCCTACCTGCTACCGTTACAACTCCAACGGTGACTGTAAACAGTACTACCAATGCAGTAACATTTAGCAACGTTGGATTTATTGTGTTTAATGATATTCAATCTACAATAAACGATGTTGGGGAGGGTTATTATATAGGCTTTGTTGACAATGCTTCAGCAGCTACAACAAATTTTGACTCAATTAACAAAATGTATTCTGTAGGGAGCCAAGATTCATCTACGAGTGTTACAGGTTTTTATAAGCAAACGTTTAAATCAGTTTCTCCTGATCGTTTAGAATTTAAATTGTCAGCTACCTCCGTTGAATCTTCTATAGGTATGCAATCAATTTCAGAGGCCCTAGAAAAACCTGGTTTTAGTGGTTTTGAAAACGTAGATTATCAAGATACTCTTTCGTTTGGTGTTTATAAAGTTAGAAGATCTGTGGCAAACATTTCTAAACTTGGAATTTCTTCTTCTGAAAAACTTTTAGGTTCTTTAAATTCAAATAGAAAAGAAATTAATCTTGCAGGAGGAGGAGCTTTGGTTAACGGCTTCCTAGAAGAACGCATTAATACTTCAAATCCTGTATTACAAATGTTAACAAATCCAGCAATTTCTCGAGATCATGCTTGGAATGGTTCAGATAATAGTTTTACAGTTCCTCATACAAAAGTAACTGTTGCTACTGAAGCACAAGGTTTATGGCCGCTTGGTACTTACGTTCCTGATACAAGATCTTTATCTACAACAAAACAAATTGGAGACGTAGCACTGAAATTAGACAACGTTTTTAAATTGATTGATAATCCTGAAAACGTAGTAATAGACATTATAGCTGATGCGGGTATTTCTAGTATATATGCAGGAACTTCTGCAGTTGGTTCAAATGGATTTGATGATAACCAATATTTTGATGAAACAGCTTTAGAAACTGCAATTAACAGTAATCCTACATACAAGAATTTGTGGACTTCCATAGTTAATAAGTTTATTACCTTCACTGAACAAACAAGAAGAGATTGTATAGCAATTATAGATCCTCCTAGACCTATATTTGTTTCAGGTAAAAATACCAAAACCGTTGATAAATTAGGTTCAAACTTTACCTCCAACATGTATACTCCCTTGAAAGCGTTTGTTGAAACGCTCGAGTCAGCCTATACTGCTAGTTATGCAAATTGGGTTAAAGTGGTAGATTCATTTTCTGGCAGCGAATCATGGATACCTTTTTCAGGTTATGCAGCAGCTGTGTATGCCCGTAGTGATACGGCTGCTAATGTATGGGCTGCTCCAGCTGGTTTTAATAGAGGAGAATTTAAAAATGTAGTTGATATTGCCTTTAATCCAAATCAAAAACAAAGAGATAGATTCTATGAACTAACAATTAATCCTGTTGCTTATTTTAGTGGAGATGGCTACACCGTATTTGGTCAAAAAACTCTTCAAAATAAACCTTCAGCTTTTGACAGAATTAATGTAAGACGTTTGTTCTTATATCTAGAGAGAGCTGTTTCTCGTACAGTTAAATATTTTGTGTTTGAACCAAACACTGAATTTACAAGAAAGCGGTTAAAAGATACTATCAGTCCTTTATTTAACTACGCAAAAGCAACACAAGGTATTTACGATTATATGATCGTTTGTGATGATAGAAATAACACACCTGAAGTAATTGATGATAATGCAATGATTGTTGATATTTACATCAAGCCTGTAAGAACAGCAGAATTCATCTTAGTTAACTTTGTTGCAACTAGAACAGGTCAAAACTTCCAAGAGTTA